CAGGTTGGAATTGGTACGACTAGTCCCGACGCTCTAATGCGAGTGAACGGCACCGCCAAGATAGGCGAAGGTGCTGCAAGTAATACGGCCAAGCTAATGGTTAACACCGCATCTGGAGTAGCTGCTGGCATTCAACTTTTCCAAGACGGAACTGAAAGCTGGATCATACAGAACCCTGCCTCGACTACTGCATTAACTTTTTCTAATAGTGGAACAGAACGCTTGCGTATTGATGGGTCAGGCAATGTTGGAATTGGCGAAAACAACCCTCAGTACAACCTGCACATAAAAGGTTCTGGCGATACCGGCATTCAGCTAACAAAAGACGGCGTAGTTGCTGGTCGTGTATCTGCTGTTACAACTGGATTGTCTTTTGGTGTTGACGGAGCTAATGGCACGACAGAACGCATGCGTATTGATGGGTCAGGCAATGTTGGAATTGGTACTTCCAGCGGTACAGCCCCTTTGCACATTTTAAAGGCCGCAACGGGTGTAAATGCTGCCACGGACGTTATGAAATTATCCAGTGTTGATACAAATCCGGCCTACTACGTCGGCTTTCAAACACAGCGAGACAATTCCGCAGGCATGGGGTTAAACATTTTAACCACGAATGTTTCAGGAACTGTGTCGGAGTCACTAAGAATTGATACGGCAGGGAATGTTGGTATTGGCGAAACAAACCCAGCCGCCTACGGCAAGTTTGTGGTTACAGGCACAGCAACTCAACTAGCACTCAACGCATCTTCAGGAAAAACTAGGGTTGGATTCTTTGAAAACGGCACGGGTCGTTTTTTCCTTGATACTTTTAATGGTTCAGATGGTTTAGCGTTTGTTGATGCAGATGGAAGTTCTGAACGCATGCGTATTGATTCGTCAGGCAAAGTTTTAATTGGCACCACAGGTACTTCGTTTAATGAACGGCTGACGGTAAACAGTAACAGCGCACCCTACAGCGCCCACCTTTTCGCTGGATCTGGGGCTACGGCTCCGCTGATTTGTAGAAACGCAAACGGCGTTAGTGGCACAAGATCGCAGATAATTTTCTACTACGACGCTAATGCTCGCGGAAGCATTACTTCAACGTCTTCAGCAACTGCCTACAACACCTCATCAGACCAACGCCTCAAAGAAAACATTGCAGACGCTGATGACGCTGGAAGCAAAGTGGATGCCATTCAAGTACGCAAGTTTGATTGGATTGTTGATGGCTCACATCAGGACTACGGCATGATTGCACAGGAGCTACAAAGTGTTGCACCTGAAGCGGTCACTGGAGACGCTGAATCAGATGAAATGATGGCTGTGGACTACTCAAAGCTAGTCCCAATGCTTGTCAAAGAAATACAAACACTACGCGCTCGCGTACAACAACTGGAGAATGACTAATGTCAGCTACTTTTCAATGGGTCATCTCAACCCTTGAACGAGACCTTTTGCCCGAAGATATGAACGGCGCGGTAATCGTCGCGCACTGGCAATGCAATGCCTCGCAGACGCAAGGCTCTGGTGATGACGCTGTGACCTACACCGCTACAAGCTACGGCACTAGTGGGTTTACCCCAGACCCCTCGGCCTCCGATTACATCCCATATGCGGATTTAACTGAGGCTGATGTTCTTGGTTGGTGCTGGGCTGATGGCGTGGACAAAGATGCGATTCAAACGTCTTTGCAAGCCAACATCGACGGGCAGATCACGCCTGAAACCGCTGACGGAGTACCTTGGTAATGAGCGAAGAGCAAACAATCGTCATTAACGACGAAGAACATAACGTGTCTGAGTTGACTGTTGAAACCCAGATGCACGTTGCGCGTGTTGCTGAGATCCGCCAAGAAATCGCACGTCTGCAAATGCAGGTTAACGAGCGTCAGGTTGTGCTGAACGCTTACGGTGAAGCTATCGTCAATGCAGTTAAACCTGCTGAAGACGAAGAGCCAGAAGCGGAAGTGGTGCAGTAGACTATGGACGTGGGTTCGGTAACCGGATCTGCTCAAGTTAGTTGGAAGCAGATTGCTGTTGAAAAACAAGAGCGTCTGCGTACAGGCGCAGAAGGCGAACCCGTGAAAGAGAAGGTGGAGACAGTAATGCCTACCTTGTATACCCAGAAAGGTAACAAGATTGAGGCTACAGAACTTGCTCCAACACAAAGGGTAGATATCTCAGTCTAAGAAAAAAGGAGCTAAGTAGTCATGGATTTACTTACCATAGTCACGACGGTCACGACGATTGTGACCATTGCATCGCTGATTGCTGCGAGCACCCCGACACCCAAAGATGATGAGTGGATCGCAAAGCTGTACCGCTTCATTGATTTGCTTGCCATCAACATAGGTAAGGCTAAAGACAAGTGACACCCACTGAAAGAGCTATAGCGAAGATTGAAGCGCACGAGAAAGAGTGCGCTATACGCTACCAAGGTATTGAGCAGCGCCTCCAAGACGGGAGTAAGCGGTTTGATCGCCTTGAGCTAATGATTTGGGGCGTATATGTCACGGTGGTTGTTGCAGTAGCTTTACCGCAGTTTATGGCCTAACCATGATTGGTGAAATCGCAGCTATCGTAGCTGGCGTAAATGCTGCTACCAGTGCGATAAAACAGGTCGCTGAGACTACCAACGACATCTCCAGTATTTCCAGTTTCTTATCGACTCTCGGTGGTGCCGAAGTTGAGCTTCAACGTGCCCAGAATGAGGGTAAGTTGTCAGAGGCGGATGCTGTAAAAGCTGCTCTGGCAAAAAAGCAAATACAAGACACCATGCGCGAAGTCCGCGATCTTTTTACCATGAGTGGCAATGGTGACCTGTATCAAGAGGCGATGGCGTCTATGGCAGCGGCGAGGAAAGCCAAACAAACAGAGTTAGCGCGTAAGGCTGCGGAAAAGAAGAAGTTTTGGAAGGATGTAAGAGAGGTAATGACGCTTATCGCGGTTCTTGCGCTATTGTTGCCGATGACCCTTGCCGTTCTGCTGACGTGGCTCACAGCGTAATTAGGAAATAATATATTATGAGTATCGTTGCATCGCTAGTAGGGCCAGTTACAGGGCTGCTGGACAAGTTCATAGAGGACAAGGATCAGAAAAACGCCTTGGCCCATGAGATTGCCACCATGTCTGAAAAGCACTCGCATGAGGCGCTCAAGGGCCAGCTAGAAATCAACAAAATGGAAGCCGCACATAAGTCGTTATTTGTTGCTGGTTGGAGACCTTGCATCGGCTGGATATGCGCTCTGGGACTGCTGTACAACACTATTATCGCCAATATCCTCGGTATTTGGTTCGCAGTGCCGGAAGTAGATACAACACTGCTTGTGCCCGTTATGATGGGGATGCTGGGTTTGGGCGCTATGCGCTCCTACGAGAAGGTTAACTCCGTCGCACGGGAGAAGTAATGGGTGATCTAGTCGAGATGGTTAAGCGGCATGAGGGCGTCAAGTCTAAGGTGTACTTATGTACTGCGGGTTTTGAAACCATAGGTGTAGGCCGAAACATCTCAGAGTCTGGCTTGGGCTTGTCTGCCGATGAGATTGACTACTTACTACATAACGACTTAGAGCGTTGTCACCAAGAACTGCAAGATGCGTATTACTGGTACGGAGGGCTGAACAAAGCTAGACGAGACGCGATGGTTGATATGTGCTTCAATCTAGGTATTACGCGACTACGTGGGTTTGTTAACGCTCTGGAAGCTATGTCCCGCGAGCAGTTTGATATTGCTGCGGATGAGTTTATGGATAGCCTTTGGGCCAAACAAGTTGGCAACCGTGCCCTAGAAGTAACTGAGATGATAAGGACTGGGGAGTACCGCTAATGCCTTTGCAGAAGCTACAGTTTAAGCCCGGAGTAAACCGAGAAAACACGCGGTACACGAGCGAAGGCGGTTGGTATGAGTGCGACAAAGTGCGGTTTCGCCAAGGTATGCCTGAAAAAATCGGTGGGTGGGTACGTATATCAGATACCACGTTCCAAGGCGTCTGCCGTTCGTTACATAATTGGGTTACGTTAAACAAACAGGATCTTATTGGCGTAGGTACCAACCTAAAGTTCTATATAGAACTTGGCGGCGGATACAACGACATTACTCCCATTCGCGCTACTACCGCTGCCGGTGATGTGACTTTTGCTGCGACTAATGGCAGTACCACCATAACCGTTACCGATTCGTCGCATGGCGCTCTCGAAGGTGATTTTGTTACCTTTAGCGGAGCAGTATCTCTTGGCGGTAATATAACCGCAGATGTCTTAAATCAAGAATACCAAGTCGGCCCTCTCCCTACTGCAAACACGTACACAATAACTGCTACAGCTACCGCAAACTCATCTGATACAGGAAACGGTGGAAGCTCTGTAGTCGGCGCGTACCAGCTAAACACTGGCCCCGAATTTGCTGAACCAGTAACAGGTTGGAGCGCTGGTGATTGGGGTGAGAATGTGTGGGGTACAGGAGGCTCTAATACGGAGGCTCTTCGTCTCTGGAGCCAAACTAATTTTGGTGAAGACTTAGTATTCGGCCCTCGTGGTGGGGGTGTTTACTATTGGGATGCTACAAATGGCCTCAATACTCGTGCACAGCTAGTCGCAGATGCCTTTTCTAGCACGGCGTCCAACGTACCTGTTGTACAAAATCGCATTCTTGTTTCTGACATAAGTCGGTTTGTGTTCTGTCTTGGTACTAACCCGTTAGGCAGTACCACGCTTGACCCCATGTTAATACGATGGGCAGATCAAGAAAGCGTAAGTAACTGGACACCCGCCGCAAGTAACCAAGCAGGTGACCTACGGCTGTCTAACGGTTCAGAGATTATTACGGCTACGCAGGCTCGCCAAGAGGTATTGGTGTGGACGGATTCTGCGCTTTATTCCTTGCAGTACGTGGGAGCACCTGCTGTATGGGGTGCACAGTTAGTAGGAGAAAACACCTCTACAGCGTCCCAGAACTGCGTAGCCTACGCTAACGGTGTGGCTTACTGGATGGGTAAGGATAAGTTCTATAAGTACGACGGGCGAACTCAACCGCTACGCTGCGACATCCGTAGGTACATATTCAACGACTTTAACTCCCTACAGTACGATCAGGTATTCGCCGGTACGAATGAGTCTTTCCATGAAATATGGTGGTTCTACTGTTCTTCTGACTCACAAACCGCAAACAGATACGCGGTGTACAATTACCAAGAAGACATTTGGTATTACGGTACGCTATCTCGTACGGCGTGGCTTGATTCTGGACTGCGAGAAGCTCCACTTGCCGCTACGTACAGCTATAACCTTGTAGACCATGAACAAGGTACAGACGACAACCAGACTACGACACCGGCAGCGATTACGGCGAACATATCTTCTGCTCAGTTCGACATAGAAGACGGACATCAGTTTGCGTTTATTTGGCGAGTGATACCGGATATTACCTTTGAAGGTTCTACAGCCGCCGCTCCTGTTGCAACAATGACCTTGTTACCTCTCGCTAATTCTGGTGCGGGCTACAACTCACCCCTGTCTGAAGGGGGGTCAAACAGCGGCACAATTACAAGAAGCGCGGTGCTGCCAGTGGAAGCGTTTACACAACAACTCAATACACGAGTGCGAGGGCGGCAGTTAGCAGTTAAGATAGAATCTACTGGAGAAGGTGTTACGTGGCAGTTAGGTACACCAAGGATTGATATGCGTGCGGACGGGAGGCGATAATGAGTATTGATACTACTAGATACTACGTAAACTTTGTTGCTCCTGCACTGCCGCAGCCTACTCCCATGTACAGCATGGAGTATCAAGATCAGCTAAACAATACTCTACGTATATACTTCAACAACATGGATAAAGCTGTACGAGATGCGTATATATCGGATGTTTCTGAGGCTAACAGTTGGTTCCTTAGCTAATGGCTAATCTCTACAGGAACGCCAAGGTAGATTTAACTACCACTAACGCAACTACACTGTATACGTGCCCTATAGCTACGACGACCATCGTTAAGTCTATATTAGTGTCCGAAGACTCTGGCAATGCCGACACCATAACAGTGACTTTGACCGATTCTGCTTCGGCAGTATTTAACGTGTTTAACACAAAAGCCGTAAGCGCTAACGCTACCGTGGAGCTACTCACTGCGCCTTTAGTGATAGAAGAATCCGAAATACTAAAAGTTACCGCTGCAACTGCTAACAGGTTACACGTTGTCGCTAGTTTGTTGGAGGTATCGTAATGAGTGAAGGTGGCGCTGGCGATACTAATTTTTCCGATGACTACATAGCAAATTTTCTTAGGGAACAAGAGAAAGAACGTAAGAGAAGGGAAGCTGAAGCCAAGGCAAAAGCAGCAGCAAAAGCTAAGGCGGAAGCTGAAGCTAAGGCAAAGGCAGAAGCGGCTGCGAAAGCGAAGAAAGAAGCTGAAGCAAAAGCTAAAGCAGAAGCCGAAGCAGCAGAAAAAGCTAAAGCAGAAGCTGAAGCCAAGGCAAAAGCCGAAGCGGAAGCAAAAGCGAAAAGAGAAGCTGAAGCCGAAGCGGAACGTAAGAGAAAAGCAGCCGAACGTCTCCGAAAAGCTGCTGAAGCCATAAAACTCCAAGAGGAAGAAGACAGACTAAGGTTTCAAAAGCTGTTTGAAGAGGAAGAACGTAAGAGGAAGGAAGCTGAAGCGGAAGCCGCACGCAAAGCTGAGGAAGAAGCAAAAGCGAAAGCTGAAGCGGACGCACTTGCCGAACGCCGTAGTCAACCGCTAGCTGTAAGCCCCAAAGCCGCTCAAGATTTCCGTGCAGCGTATAAAGCTAAACTAGCGCAAGGCGCTGACTACTACGCAATAGACGACGTAGATGAAGTAGACGACTGGTATGACAGGGCGTACGACGAAGCGCTTAAAGCCGCGAACATCAATGACTATGCGGATATTGTCGGGGGTGAGGGCGGTACCTATGGCGGTACTTTAAAATTCACTATTAGTCCAGATGAATACATAAACTCTACAAGTGCCCCTGCGTACCTCACTGATGTACTACAAAAAAACAAGTCTCGTGACGAGAACGAAGCAAAAAACGCTTACACCGTATTGTCCATCACAGATTCGCCAGAACAAGTTGCTACCGTTCTCGGTGGGTATTATGGAATAGATTTTTCTCCTGTAGCGCAGCAGCTAGGAAGGTTTGGTGGCAATTTACAAACCCATACAAACTCTTCGCAAGCGCAACTTTCTGAGTTTCATTCGTTTATTGAACCCATTCTTCAAGAGCAGATACCTTATCTACAGATAACTCGCGGATTGAATTACCAAGACGCATTGCAAGCCGCGTATAGCGAAGATCCTATGATACAAGCGTTGTACGGTAAGTATGACGTTACTCCCCTACGACAGACAAAAGACGGCTCTACTTATATATACGACCCGTTTACTTATGGTGAAATACGTACAAAAGAAGTTAAAGACAGGGACTTTCAAAACGCCGCTAAGATCATAGCTTCTGTAGCTATTGCGTTTTACGCCCCGCAAATGCTTGTAAAAACAGGAATGTTCGGTGCTCCGGCCGCTGCGGGTACTGCTGGTGGTGGTACTGCTGCTGGTGCTGCTGGCGCTGCTGGGTATAGTGCTACACAGTTAGCCGCTGCTACCGCAGCAGTATCCGCAGGGCAAACCGTTATATCTGGTGGAGATTTTGAAGACGTACTCAAAAGTGCAGGGCTGTCGTTTGTCGGATCAACCGCCGCACAAAAGCTGGGTAATGCTAAAGCAGCTTATGAAACTCTTGCCGCTGCTGGCCCCGGCGCAGCATCCTTAGCCGCACAAGCGCTAACAGAATACAACACGGCAAAACTTTTATACGCAGCAGCCCAAGTAGGTTCTGGTGCTGTAAGCGGTAATCTTGGTGCGGGGGTGCTTGCAGCTTTTGGCCCTGATCTAACCACCACTGCTCTCAACAAGGTAGGACTTACCCCCGAACTGCTTGACAGAGCAGGTGTAAACCAAGACTTGTTAGTGAATGGTTTGGTCAGAACCCAAGTAGCCTTAACGCAAGGTATCGAGCTTGAAGATGCTTTATCTATAGGCTTAGGGCAGTACGTCCTGTCTGGTGGCGGTATAGCAGGCATAAACAAAGACACCTTCTTCGAGAAAATGGGCGAGGTGTTACGCGGCACTGGTGAAGCTATAGGTGGTCTGTTCTCACCAAGTCAAGCGGATATAACTGCCGCAGCGGGGGGTATTGATTATCAGTTTGAAGGTTCTGAAGGTATAGCAGGGCTAACTAGAGCACAACAAGACTTAGAACGTGAGGAGTTTTCTGATCTTCTAGGCGAAGATGAATATATACGTAAGTACGGTATTGCTGCCTTTAATAGGGAAGCGGCAAGAGCCGCAGAAATGTCTGAAGTATTAGGAGGCTACAAACCCCGTGGGTTGGTCGATGAAGATGGACTTCCTATATTTGAAGATGTCAATGGGTTGTTACTTAAGTTTAAGGAAAAACCTTCTTTGTGGGCTAATATTTTTCGTACCACTAGAGACATACCGCAAGAACAAAAACTTGATCTTGCTAATGAAATTATAGATGCCCCGCAGTTCCAAAAATATCTTGACGCGGCGGGGGTTTCTTTAGCGGACAGGTTAGACCCACGAAGTACACTTAACACTTTACTTGGACAGTCTTTTGGAGAAGAAGCCCCCACTACACCGCTTAATTTTGAAGCAGATTCTCGAATTGCAGACCCCAATGTCTCTGTAGCAGATACTTTTGTTGCTGATGGCGTAATTGAATTAGATATTGAAGGTACGAAATACACCACGGAACAATTTTTGCCCGGAGTGACTCCAGAAGCTAGAGCAGCGTCTATTGGGTTAGCAATAGATCAAATAGCTGAGTCTATGGCTCGCAGAGCTGGCGGTAACGCCTCTCCCGCAGATTTCCGCTTAGATGCTATAAACGCCTATGTAGAGCTGCGTGGTGAAGGTTATAGCCATTTAAGGTTGCTAGAAGAGTCTGGTGTGGAGCTTACTGGCAGACTTGTAGATGCTGTATCTGCGTTGGATCTCGATGAACTTGCAAAGTTACGTAACAGTGACCCAGAAGCGTACACAAACAAGTTAGGTCGTGCCGACTCTGCTACAGGCAATAAAGAAAGCGCTGAATACGTCAAAGAGAACGGCGTAGAAAGCGCGACTGACGGCATTAGCGTTTACGAAATAGCTGAAGACGCTGTAGAAGCCGCTAATAATGTGGCTGAAAACATCTTACCCGCGATGCTTGCTTCTGGCATGGACGAGACAAAAGCCCGTGAGCTAGCCGCTAATTTGGAAGCGGGTGCAATTAACACCACTGCAAACATGATCCGTGCGGGTGCGGGTTTTACCAAAGCCATGTTGGGGCTTACTTACCTATTTGGGGCACGCCCAGATGACTTAGAACTTGGTCAATACGTAAATAAACTTCTTGAACTTGGCGATTCTGCGAATACCGAAGGATACCAAGCCCGCGTTAAAGACATGTGGGGGACAATACAAGAAGCAGAAGGGTTCTGGGGCACTACTCAAGCATGGACAGACGCACTTGCTGACGACCCAACTATCATGCTGGCTGAACTTGCAGGGGTAGAGCTTTTCCAAGAAATCGGCCCTTTACTTGTTGGTGGTGGTGCAGGAGTAATAGCGAAGGGCGCTGCGTTATCCGCAGCAAAAATTGCAGGGAAAGGCGCGGTATCCGCTTCTGCTAAAGTTGCAGCAACTCAGATTGGTACGAGGGCTGGTTTGACTACCGCCGCTGCTACCGACGCTAGCGAGGCTTTTGGGGGTAGCGCTGACGGGGCTTATGACGAGGCGTTTGATGCGAAACTAAAGCAGTTACGAGAAAACAACGAAGCCACAGTAGCTCTTATGCAATCCGCCGGTATACCTATCGGCAATTTAGTTGACCAGAATGGTCTATTTCCGGGGCAAATGGATGAGATCCACAAGTTTGCCCATGATGCTGCAATGATTAGCGGTGGTACCGCTACGGTGCTGTCGCTTGCATCTTTTGGTTTGGGTGGCGAGGCACTAGACAAACTCTTACTCGGGGGTAAAAAAACCACCTTAAACCCAAAAATGGAGGCTTTGGCTAAAGAGCTAGGTGATCGTGTCAATGCTGGAGACGCTCTCGTTACAGGGCTGCGGGCTGCAAAAACTGCGGGTAAAGAAGGGATTTTTGAATACGGAGAAGAAGCACTAACTGGGACAGCGTTAGAGGCTACTCTAACTTCTACAGATCCAAACCGCGACTGGGGCGCTGCAATAGCTTCTGCCGGTGCGGGAGGTCTTATTAGCGGCACCGCAGTTACATCGGCTTTGTTAGGTGTTGATGGCGCACGAGATGCTTTGGCTGGGGCTGTACGCTCTACTCATGCAGGTATAAATGCCACAATAGAAGGCGCTAAGAGGGGGCTGATTAATGATGCACAGGCTAAAGCGGCCTTAGCAGAATTTGGTATAGCCAGTGATGAATACGGCGGTCTACAAACCACCCTATTAAATGATGCGTTTGACGCGGATTACACCACATATACCGAATCCAAAGATACGTTCCAAATTGAAAACCCTGATTACGCCCCCACTGAAGCGGACATACTTGGTTTTACCGGCGACATCGCTGAAGATAGGTTAGCTGCTAGCGTTGCAGACTTAGTAGACCGCAGCTATATCGACGCACAAGAAGCCATAGATGTCGCAGCGCTTGAAGGTCTGACATTAACTAACGAACAGGTCGCTCAGTACGTACGCCAAACCGAGTCTGGGCAAGCCGAGGCTGCGCTTAACAGCTTACGTTCTGATGTTTTCGACCCGATGTATGTCACTAACCGAGAAGCTAGGGATTACTTTACTGACATTGGGTATACACCTACACAAGAAGACTTGGCTGAGTTTGTAGGTAAGTCAGAAAAGTACGCTTCAGACAATGTGACTGAATACTCTGAAAACATGTTAATGCTTCAGCTAGACGGGCTGCTTGGTAATCCAAACACAACGCCTTTGCAATTAGACAGTCTGCTAGACCAGATTGAATCAATCAACCCAGACTCTACTGCCCGTACGGATTCTGGCATTGACGATGACGGTAGCTTACTTAACCCAACGCCAGATCCTGTAGACGATCCTGTAGTCGATCCTGTAGTCGATCCTGT